GCTATTGCTTTCTGCATTTCTGCAGAATCTCCGATCGCTATGGTGGCAGGGTTATGGATCATCATCATGGCAACAGGGCTCATAAGTACTGTCGTCCCTGCCATTGCGATGACCGATGCTGCCGATGCTGCAATGCTGTCTATCTTTACCGTAACGTCATGCGGATAGTCCATCAGCATGTTGTAGATCTGGGCGGCTGCGAAAACGTCACCTCCCGGAGAGTTTATCCATACCGTGATATCGTCTTCTCCTTCTTCAAGCTCCGACCTGAATGCTGCAGGCGTTACTTCATCTCCAAACCATGTCTCGTCCGAGATTTCTCCGTTTAAAAAAAGGACCCTTCCGCCGGAGTCCTCGTCCTTTATCCAGTTCCAGAATTTTCGTTTCATTCTTTCCTCCTCATTTTTGTACCGTCAGGCGCGCTCCTGGCAGCTCCCGCGAATGCGCCTGCATCCTTTAGCTTTGTCATGCTGCCGTTGACAAGATAAAGATCTCCTCCTTCCTCTTCGGATATAGGATTCATGTCCTCCATCTCTCTTATGTCGTTTGCAGACATCCATCCGTTCTGCCTTGCTACGGCGTACCCGTTCATCCTGCTCTGATAGTCGCCGCGCATCAGTCCGTCCACATTGAACTTGATGAAGTACTGCTTCTTTTCATTTTCCGTTAGAAGCGTCTTCTGCAGTGCCTGTTCCCACCTTATGACCCACGGGTCGAGGGTGTACTTTACGAACTCTAGGCTCTGCTGCTCTATATTCGAGAACGACGACTTCTCGAGATCTCCCACCATATGCGGCGGGATCCTGTAAAGCCTCGCGATCTCGTCTATCTGGAATTTCCTTGTCTCAAGGAACTGCGCTTCTTCGGGAGGTATACCTATCTGCTGGAACTTCATTCCTTCCTCTAGGACCGCCACCTTATGCGCGTTGCCGCTTCCCTGATAGACCGAGTTCCAGGATTCACGCACCTTACCGGGGTCTTTAAGTATCCCCGGGTGCTCCAGGACTCCTCCCGGATTTGCGCCGTTAGCAAAAAAGCTCGCGCCGTATTCTTCGCACGCAAGCGTCATGCCGACAGCGTTCCTCGCCATCGCGATAGGAGAATAGCCTATGAGGCCGTCGAACCCGAGCCCCGGTATATGCAGCACGTCTTCACCTGAAAGGACTATGACTCCGTCATTTTTCATGTACGGATCGTTCCCGTCGTATCTCGTGTACCTATAAACTATCTTTCCGTCAGAGCCCCGGTCTACTTCCATCCTGTCCGGGAGGAGCGGATACAGGGCAACGACTCTTCCCGCGTTATCACGTATGATCTGCGCGTAGGCATTTCCCCATATTAGAAGGTGGCTCATAAGAGCCTCCCTGAATATGAACGACGTCATTTCCTTATTCGGTTCATTATGAAGAACGTAGAACAGGGGATGCAGGTGGTCTGTTTCCTTGCCGCCATCCGTGTACCTGTAGACGTTTAATGGCAGCGATGCTATCGCCTCCGACAGTATCCTTACGCACGAATATACCGCAGTTGTCTGCATTGCCGTCCGTTCGTTTACCTGCTTCCCGGCCGTGCTCGCTCCGAAGAAGAACGAATACGGCTGCGAGAGATAATTAGTTACCGGCTTGTCTCTCGGTTTCCTTAATTTGTCCATTAGTGACATGTGCTCCTCCTTTCGCTGTATGAAAAAAGCACCTCCGAAGAGATGCTTAATGAATATGAATTATACCTGTGATTATTTATTATTATTGCGTTCAAAATATATTTCAAGATTTGGAATTGACAACCCTGCAAAATCTTTATCTACGCTCGCAAAAGCTGGTATTCCATAATCTAACGCTATACCCAAATGTAATGCATCATCCGCACCGTGGATATTGTATTGAAACATAATATCATCACTAATACGGTACGCTTCGCTTGAAGGAACAAGAACATCATTAAGTATCATTTCATTGTGTTCGATTTTGTATCTATATGTTTTATATGAGTTCAATGCCTCATTCATCATATTAACATAAGTAGAATATGATTTCTCCTGCAAGTCTTTAATATCATGCTCGTTATTATAACCTCTGGATGCAAAAGAATCTGCAATGATGACTTTTTTGATTTCATGCAATACCTGCTCCGAAATTACTAACGGAACATCTGCATTATATGAGTCTATAAACAAGTCAGTGCATTTATTTGTCAGCTCACTACTTCGATTATATTTGTAATATTGAAGTAATACGCACGTATCAATGTATATATAATCGATATTATCGTAATCAATTTCCTTAAAACCCGACAATATTATACCCCTTTCCTGATCTGACGATATATTCTATTTATATCGTCAGGGCTCGATTTTAGAGGTACCTCAAAACTATCGATAATGGCTGATGAATTGCAAATAGTTACCGATTGTTTCTTATATGTTTCCTTTTTTATTAGATTCAACTTGGCTTTTTTTTTGTTCATAGTAAACACTCTTTACTGCAAACCTATAATTCAGTTAAAGTATTAATTTTCATTACTATGCTATTGAATGCCTTCTTTGAACAATCCTGTATATTTGATATCTGAATATGTTCATTGTTGAAGACACCTTCTACGAACAATTTGTTTATGTCTTTTAGATAAGGCTCGAATTTTATTTCGTCGAACAAGTTCTCCTTTTTTATCAAAAATCTATAGCCAATAGTAGTAATATCTTTCAAAGCTTCCTTTGAATAATCAAATGAAGAAAGTTTAAGTAACTGTTCGGCAAGATTATCAGTATCTGGTTCTAAAATATCTGTAAAGGTGAAACTACATGCTTCAATTTCTGCAGACGGAAATAGTATCTCAAGTAAATTGTTGCTAATATCTAGGCCTGACTCAATAAGACTATATTCTAATTTCCCCAACAATTTAAACGAATACTGCTGAGGTGTTATTATTACTTGTCCACCATTTCCATTATCATAAATCTTAACTACAGGATTAGATGCAACAGTATTATATTTGGCATCTAACATGCATCTTTGAATTCGTTCTGTTTGACCATCAGTGAACTGCCCTAGATTTAATGGTGCATTGAGAGCAAAACTTATCATACTTTCGACCCTCCTTAATGTTTAATTCATTTATTTTATCACAAATGATTAATCGTTTCAATTGTGCATTACTTTTGCTTATATATTATATCACGACTATGCCTCTTTGGTCATATATACTTTCGCTGTCCTGGTGACGTATCGCGCGGTCGAGAGCCATGACTGTTGCCACTGCTCCGTCGATTTTTTCCGTTGATTTCTCCTTATCCATCTTGATGTTCCCGGCAGGGTCGGTCCTTACATAAACATTGTCCATCATCCAGCGCAGCACTTTGTTTCCTCCGTGCGCGATCTTCTGCTCCAGCGTAAGCTTCATGAGCTCCTTTGTGGCAGGGGACATGTCCTTGTACCCCTGGCCGAATGGCACCACGGTGAAGCCGAGGCCCTCAAGGTTCTGAACCATCTGCACGGCTCCCCATCTGTCAAACGCGATTTCTTTTATGTTGTAGTCTTTCCCGAGATCATCTATGAACTTTTCTATAAACCCATAGTGGATGACATTGCCTTCTGTGGTATTGAGGGTGCCTTCCTTTTCCCAAAGATCATACGGTACGTGATCCCGACGGACCCTTAGATCCATGTTCTCTTCCGGTATCCAGAAGAAGGGAAGCACGATGTACTTCTCGTCATCGGTCCTCGGGGGAAACATGAGCACGAATGCCGTGATGTCCGTAGTGCTCGAAAGATCCAGACCGCCGTAGCATTCACGACCTTTTAGTTCTTCCGGCAGCACTTTGAATCCGCATGCGTCCCATTTTTCCATAGGCATCCATCTTACCGACTGCTTTACCCACTGATTTAGCCTGAGCTGCCTGAACGAATTTTCCTCGGCCGGGTTCTGCCTTGCTGAGCTGCATGCTGCTTCGACCTTGTCTATCCCTACTGTTATACCAAGCGACGGATTCGCTTTCTTCCATACCTTGGGATCTGTCCAGTCCTCCGATTCGTCCGCCCCGTATATGACAGGGTAGAATGTCGGGTCGATCTTTCTGCCCTCTAATATATCGAGCGCCTTCTCGTGCTGTTCATAGCAGATCGAGTTCCGGTCAGTTCCGGCAGTTGTGATCAGGAAGTACATCGGCTGCATCCTCGCGTCCCCGGAGCCTTTCGTCATTACATCGAAAAGCTTTCTGTTCGGCTGCGTATGAAGCTCATCGAATACTACTCCGTGTATGTTGAAGCCGTGCTTCGAATATGCTTCCGCGGACAGCACCTGATAGAAACTGTTCGTCGGCTGATAAATTATCCTTTTCTGAGATGCGAGTATCTTGACCCTCTTTCCGAGAGCGGGGCACATCCTTACCATGTCGGCAGCTACGTCGAACACGATCGCGGCCTGCTGCCTGTCTGCAGCACACCCGTAGACCTCTGCTCGTTCCTCTCCGTCTCCGCAGCATAGAAGCAGCGCTACAGCTGCAGCGAGCTCGCTGTTATGCGTAGGAAGGAACGAACGTCCTACAAGATACTGATGCGACGGGCAGTCAACCTGTATGCACTGCATGCCTCTGTTTTCTGTTTTCTCTATCGACCGGATATATCTGAAGTGGCTTCTTGTCCCAGGATCTCTTTCTGCGCTGTTATCCTGCTTCCTCGAAAGGCAGCTTACCTTCGTATCGCTGAACGCCGTGAACTTTACATAGTACAGCGTCTCTCCGGTCTCTTTTCTTCCGCACTCGGAGCTTGGCTTTCCCCAGTCGTTTCTCTGAGTCGATACCGCAGTTGTTACTGTGTTCTTTATTCCAAGGCTCCATAAAAGCTCGCTCACGCTTTCGGATAATGCTTTCTCCGTCGATGTGTAGACGCCCTGGCCTTTTCTCGTGCTTACAGTTCCGTCTGAATCCATTATCCCCTGAAGGAGCCTCAGCCTCTGATCGTATGACGCCCTGAGATAATTTACCGGTATCACCTTATCTCTGAAGCTTTCAAGAAGCACAGCCTTAAGCTCAGGTATCCTGCATATGATGCTGTCTCCTACGTTCTGCCATGAATGTATTTCGGGGTAATACGGCGTGATCTCCCGGAGCACTCCTGCGATGTCGCCTGTCTTTATCGTTATCTCCGGCTTCACTGCATTGCCGTTACCGAGCCAGTATCCCATAAGGTACGGTTCTACCTGAAGGTCCGCTTCTTCTGTTTCTATAGCTCCCGGAAGCGGAATGCGGAACCTTACGCAGCTTCTGTCACGCGGCATCCTGTAAAGCTCACCTGTAGTCATGATGCAGTGCTTTCTTTTTCCGCATGTATATTCTCCTTCCCACTGATGATGCTCTCCCGCTTCTATTACCTGGCCGTCTCTGAATGTGATCCTGTATGCCTGTTCATCGAAGTCGACTT